CTTCTTTTTAATTCCTCTTTCAACTGCTTCTTTTTCTTCCTCTGCCGGTTCTCCACCATTTAAATTAATTAAAGTAGTAGCAACAAAACCATCCTTTGCATTGCCTAAAATATGTCTACTTACCTGTACATCACTCTCAATGTAATTTAATCCTTGAAAGTAGTTTGGTAAAGGGTAAATATCAGACTTAGGATTGTATTGTTTTACAAATAATATTTGACTTCCGGCAGGGTCATTAATATTAAAAGCAGGATAACATCTAGGTTTCTCTTTATTATCTTGCCAGTCATTCTTTACTTGAAATTCATTTTGTTCTTTATTAGTTCTAACTTTATGATACTCAAGGTGGTATACATCTTTTATCTGTCCTAATAAGTTATAAATAATTTGTAGATAATAACCACCAAAAAGTTCATCATCTAATATACATTTTTTAGTAATTTGATTCCACGTTTCTCCTTTAATATTTGCCTTTTGGTCTACTCCATCCCATCCTTGACCGAATATATAATTTGTTTTGCTTTTAATAATTGCTCCGTGCTTAGGACTTTCATTAAATAATCCTATTAAGTATTCAGGGTAATTATTATGATGACCGAATTCTACATAACCTTTTGCCCTCTTTTCTTCAAATCGTGGTTGCTCTGCTTGTGCAAATTTTATTGTGATAATATTTTTATAGTCCATAAGTAACGAAATTATTATTTTGTTCTTCGTATTTAGTTGGCTCAAATGGTGTAGCAGGATTTAAATACATAAAACCTTCTTCTACAATCAATCCGGCAACTGTTAAATCACTTGAAGATACTTTTTGATGAATCGTATAACTCCAAAATCCTTCTTCTTTTAAATTAAAATAGTTATTAACTGTAAAAGCAAATTTATCGTATCTGCCAGTTATACTTTGATTTGTAGCCATCAACTTAACCACATCGCCTGTTACTCTGTGGATAAACACAAATAAAAAGAAAGGGTTACTAATAGTAGCCTTTTCAGTACCTGTGAAATAAATTGTTTCAGTAAGTCCTTTTGTTAAATTAATCATACTAAAAAAACCCCGACTTTTTTTATCGGTCGGGGCATAAATTAAAAATTAAAAAACTCTATCCTGCAGTTGTTAAGGCTAAACCTATTGCATTTGTAACTTCAAAGAAATCTTCCTTTTCTGTACCTTCAAATTTCAACATATATCCTTGAGCATCTCCTGCAGCAGCACCGCTTGTTCCAGTACTTGCTACTAAGTACAAACCTGCACCTTTACCATAAAGTCTATAAGTACCATCTTTATCAAGTGTAACTGCAACCACTTTATTTTTAGCCAAAGTAGTAACAATATTCCTAGTGGTAGCATCTCTTTTATTAACTGGAAAATCCAAAGTTTGCTCATAAAATAAAGTGCCATTCTCAATCGAACCTGTTGGATTGCTAGAAGCAACTGCACTTGATTTTGTAGGTATTTCAAATTTAAAGAATTTTTTTCCTGCAACTTTTGTTATTCCTGTAACTATTCCACTTGCATCAAGTGGAGTGACATTTCCATATTCTGCGAAAAAAACTGCATCGATTCCACCTACAGATTCTCTACAATCTATTGTATAACCGCTTACTATTGCACAAGGCATAAATTATAATATTAATAAGGGAGATAGAAACTACCTCCCTATGTTAGAAAATTAGATTCCTGCGATGAACTTCACACACTCATTTGTGAATGCTACGTTTACACCGATTTTAAATTCTACACGGTAACGTACATCATTGTTATCTTCAGAATACCACATTTTGTAAGAACCTTCTTCATCAACCAAATCAACTGCCATTGCCATATTTCCTAAAGAAATTGCATAAGCATCTCCTGTTCCGTTCAAACCATTAACACTAACTATCTCTACATTTGTACCCGGTAGGATAAATGAAGCAGCTTGTGAATCTTGTGGATTGTAAGCAAACAAATTCAATGCTCTGTAAGCAAGAATCAATAAACGATACCAATCATTACCAACAAAGATTTTAACATCTCCTTTAGCTAATACTTGAACTGGAATTGCTTTATAAATACCTTCAGTTGCAGCTACTACATTAGATGCAGTAATTGTTGCAATTGGAGAACCAGTTACACCTGTATATCCTGAAACGTTTGCATCAACTGGAGAACCTGCAGCAATTAACTTCTGTAAACCATCAAACTTATTTGTGTTTGCAGTTGCACCTGTTGCATCTCCCTGCCATATTGCAGTTTCAAGTTGTGCAGCAATACGTAAATTCTTTTTATCTAAGAATGCTTTTTGGAAATCTGCATTACCAAAATCTTCGTAAGTAGAACCTGCTTTCAATGCCTCTTGTGTAAAATATGCTTCCATATCTTTAGGGCAAATTTTTTCTTCTACTTTAATTTTACCTACTGTAATAGAACGTTGAGAGAAAGTAGTTGTTCCTGAAGCATCAAAAGAACAAGATTGTGCAGCAAATACTGCATCTGTTTCCATCAAAGGAATAGCTACTGAACTTTTAACGTTCGGTATTACTATACCATTTGCAAGGATTAATTGTTGTGTTTTTGCCTCAAATACTGCGCTAGTCAATAGAGGTTTAACAAGTTGTTTTGTGTATGCGGATAATCCGCTAAAAGCTAATGCCATTTTTTTATAATTGTTTAGTTAAATAAAATATTTAGTGTTTTCTTTTCTTCTACTTCTTTAAAAGCATTTGAAGTTCTTACTGAATTATCAGGTGCTTGTACTGGTGCTTCCACAAGTAAAGTTGATAATTTTAAAAGTTCATCAATTACTTTGTTTGCTTTTTTCATTTTAACTTCGTAATCAGCAAAACGTTGCTCGTATGCAGAAAACTTAATTTCATAATTAGCAAACTTTTCGCTTGTCAATGTTTCAAATGCAGCAAATTTAGAATTCATATCTTCTGATGAAGGTTGTCCTACTGGTTCAGCAGGTTGCATTCCAGAACCTAAAGTGATTGCTGAAATAACTCCATTATCGCCAATAGTCATTTTTGTACCATCAGCCAATTCAACATCTCCCGGCAAAGCTGAATTACCATCAATCATTACTATACCACCAACTTCTAGTTTGTCGATAGATACACTACCTCCATCTTTTAATTCGTAATCTAGTGTTTCAACTGGCATAGGCATATCCATTGGTGCAGCAGCTAATTCATTAAAATATTGCTTTACTTTTTGTAAAATTTCTTTTGCTTCCATAATACTATTATATTGATTTTTAAAAACTGTTTAAAATTTCTCTTAATTCTGCTAGTTGTTTTTGATCTTCATTTAATATTTCCTTTTTAGGTGCTTCATAATCAAACATTCCCTCTACACTAAATCCCTTTACATTTCCTTGTTTAATCATCTCCCATACTTTAGGGTTCTCTACATAGAAACTACCAAACCAAGTTCCATCTGGCAAGTCTTTAAATGCTTCCATTGGTTTAATACCTCTTTTAGAATCACTAATAAAACTCTCAAACATTGTAACTCCATCAACTTGCATATCTGCTTCGTGCATTAGATTTACATTCTTTTGATAACCCTTCTTGCTAAACTTAATTGCAATCTGTTTAATGGTATCTACTGAGAATTTAACATAATGTTCTCCAAACTGCTCTGAATTTCTATAAATTAATTGTTGAGGAATCATTAAAGGACCAGTAATAATATGTTCACTTTCTGACTGAATAGCAAATGCCATTATACTAAATTTCTCTCCAATACTGCCAAGTTCTTTAATTACATCTGCATTATTATCATAGTGCTTTGCTATTCCTAATTCTTTAACCTTTTCAACTTTAGCTTTATTACTTCCTGTAGCATAAACTCTACTTTCAGGAATTCCTAATTCTTTTGCTACTGATAACATAGGATTTTTATCACTTCTTGCTGAAATAATATAAACTGTATTACCTGACTCAATTTCTTTCTTTGCTAATTCTTTACCTCTGCTTGTGCTTAAAGTATCATCATAATCAAATGAAATCTTTGAACCTGCAAAATGCTGCTCCCATAAACTATTGCATATTGCTACTGCTTGTTCTGTTTCTTTACCTTCATTTATTACATAACTTATGCAATGTGGTAAAAACTCGTCTTTTTTTTCTCCTTTATTTGGGTCTATGAATTCTTCTTTAAAAGCAATAAAGTCCTTTTTAATCGCCGGACTGTCAACAAGTGCCACAAAAGAAACCTCAGCATCATTATTCTCATCTTGATTTATAATTAAATCGTAAATAGGCAATTTCATATTTATAATATATAATTAAATACTTGTTGTTTAATTTATTCTTGCTGCTCTATTTAATCTTTGTGTCCTTTCTTGGTTATTACTAACATCACTTTCTAATACAAATGCCCTTGAACTTGCTACTCCTATTTGATTAATAGATTGAGTAGATAAAGTTGTTGTTTGCGCTTGTGGTGTTATTGGTGCAGTAGCACTTGACATTGTAGGTGCTGACATTGAACCACCTGCAGAACTACTTGCTGCTCCCGGTATTTTAGTAGACATTATACTTTTAACCGCTTTAAAACCAGTTACTGCTGCTGCTAATACTGCCGGAATAGCTGCAGGAAATCCTAGTTTAACTCCTGCAGTAATACCTAAATATGTATTAATTAAAGCACCACTAATTGCTAATGCCTTACCTGCTGCACTTTCTTTACCTAATACATCACTAACTATATTTAAAGTATCTACTGTAGCTTTAATTTTAGCATCTTTTGCTATCTGTGCATCCCTTGCATCTTCTTCAGCATATTTCTTTCTCAATGCAGCAGTTTGTTCTTCTGTCATTTTAGTTTTTTCTAAAATAGCATTGGCTGCATTTGCACTTATTTGAACTTTAGATTGTGCTGCTTCTGTTTCAAATAATTCTGTATCAATTTTAGTTTGTTGCAATCCTTTCATTCTATCTACATAGGCATTCTCTTTAGCTTGTTTATCTATTGAATTAACAGATAACTGATAACCTGCAGCATCATTTTGAAGTTTCTTAATTGCTTTTTGGTTTACTTCCGCTGCTGCATCTGCTTTCTTTTGTATTTCTTCAGGGTCAAATACTAATTTTGATATATAATCAGTTGCATTATCTGCTAACTGGTCGTTAATCTTAAAGTCTATTTTAATTCCCGGTATTTTATTTAATAATTCAATAAGTTTATTAATAGCCTTAGAGGAATATTCAAATAATAACTTTTGTGGTAAGAATACTAAATCTAATAAACCTTTTAAAAAATGTTGGTTTCTTGCAGCTGCATCAACTTGCGCTTTTGTAGTAATTTTATCTTGAAGAATAGTAGCTTCAGTTGCTTTAATAACTGCAACTACCTGATTCTTCTTCATCATTAAAATCTCTCT